TGATCGGCGTCGAACGCTGGAAAGTGAATCTCGTTGGATACGTCCGTCTCCTGCATGAACTCGTCCGTCGCTGACACCGTGACGAAGTGTCTTGCGATTCGCTCCGCCCAATTGGTGCGCGCGAAGTCGTAGGTGAGATTCGTAGTCGTGTCGGACCAGTTGTAAACCCCCACGTTGGTGCCCATGTAAATCGTGTAGAACATCACCAGCGGTTGGAAGTCCGGGTCCTCGTCCCACGCGAAGAGTTTATGTGTGACGAGATTTGTCCGGGGCGGAGGCAGAACGATGAACGACAGCGGGGACGGCGGCGCCTTGGAGATCGAGGACTGAGCGACCGTCCTGTTCGTCATGACGGCGCCAGCAGTAGACGACTGCTCCGCGTCCTTGGGGGACTGGACTTTCTTGTGCGCTGCCAATGCAGCCATGCAGAGCACTACGAGGAGGAATGATGCCGCGCGTTTCATTAGTTGGTCGTAACAGAATTGCCAGCCGTAATCAACGCCGCTTTGTCGATGACTCCCTGCCCAGAGGGAGCCGCGCTCGTTCCGCCTGACAAGTCGATCGTGCAGGTCGTCATTCCTGACGCGACGCACCGGGACAGAATCTCATTCACTGACGCCGCGTCCAGCGCGCAGTTGGTGGCGTCATAGGTGAAATTGGTGGTGTTGGAAAAGATCACGTTGGGCATTGAAAGAGTGACCAGTGACGTATCGTTTTGAACAAACACGGTGTCTCCGTCCACCAGCGTCAAGGCGGGAAAACTTAACGACGTGAGCAATGGCTGTTGGTCGAAGTCCAGACCTCCAGTAGCGTGCGCTAAAGACGAAGCGTCAACCGTTGAAAGGTTTGGGTTCAACGAGCTTACCCAATCCAGATTCGTTGCGACTCCGAATTCCTGGAGCAACGGGAAGTTGATTGTGTTCAGGAGTGCGTTGTTGTCCGTGCTAATATCATGATCAACCTTGATCAGACTTGCCGCACTCAACGTAGTCATGCTGTTGTTGGTGGTGGCGTAAAAACCCCCGTGGGCGTTGGTCAATGCCGGGAAATCTAAAGAGTTCAACGATGTTGAGACGATGCTAATATCAGAACCTACAGTGGTGAGGCTCGTCATCGAAAGCGTCATAAGGTTGCCGCACGAAGCAAGATTCAGTTCCCCGCCAATGGAAGTGAGAGAGTTCGCATCGAGGGAACTGATCGAACTGCCAGTAAATTCCATGCTTCCGCTTACGGTGGTGAGTGATGGAAACGAACAAGCGAAACCCCCGGAGGATTCAAAGTTGATGTTCGCAACCGAGGTGAGGTCCGTAAAATCTGTCGACGACAGGGAGGAAGCGAACCGGCAGAAGATGTCCCCCGATACCGTAGCCAGCAGCGGTGCGGCGATACTAACCATGACCCCATTGTTTCTCCCGTCGAAATCACCAACCACGGTTGTCAGGGATGGGGCAGACAAGAACTGCAATGCGGGACAATCCCCAAAAAAGAAACCCGTTACCGAGGTAGAGATGTAAGCGGGAACACTGATTGAGGGCAACACTGCGTTGGCGTTGGCCGCAAAAAGAGTGGCAACCTGGAGGCTTGTTGTCACCAGACTCGTCAACACCGGCATGTTGTTCACGACGAATAACCCGGTGCATTTCCTGAGTTTAGGAACTGATACCGTTGTCATCGCCGCCTGATTCTGGACGAAGAAATCTCCGATCACGAATTGCAAAAAGGGGAACGTGTAATCAGTGAGGCCGGTGTTAACAGTGTGCGTGAATCCGTTGAAGATTCCAGCCGGGTCGGTGAACGGCGAGCAGGTTGCCCCATCGCACGCACGGACTTCGTAGTACCACTGGTCCGAAGCCCCCATTGCATTGGTGTCGGTGTAGGTCGTGACTCCTCCACCCACCGTGCTCAACAGCGCGTAAGCCCCGCCGTTGATGCTCACCCAAACCTCGTAAGTCGTAGGAGCAGGTCCTCCCGCAGTCCAGTTCAGGATGATGTTTCCATTTGTGGTGCTATTGGAAATCAGCAGATTGGTCGGAGTCGATGGTCCGGGAGGCGGACCTCCTCCCGCATTGGCCCACTGACACATTAAGTAAGTCCGGACACCTGCCAGCGTCTTATCGTCTAAGCATTCCAAGCAAACCGCTTGCTGATTCAAAGAGGTTGGGCTGCATGAGATCATTTATTAACGATCTGACAGAGTAGAAAGCTCTGGACTTCAAGTTGCCTGCCGTTGAGTCCCTGGAACGCCTTGGCCTGCGCTGCGAGGACTCCGGGGTCGGTCGAGCCGCCAGCGATCACCGCGAGCAGGTACGTCTGGATCGCGAGCATGGACTGAGTGTCCAGGCAGGAAAAACACTTGGCGGCTGCGGCGAGGTCTTCAGGTGTGCAGGAGATTGGCATATCACGGTTGCAAAACTGCCAGCCATTGGCACAGCAGATAAAGTTTCAGCACCAAGAGTTCCTTCTCCGACAGACACTCGAAGCAAGCCGCTCCGTCTGCCGCAGATTGAACGTCGCACGCCATGCTTACTCAGGCTTGCCGAGCGAATTGAGTTGGCACTTGAGGAACAGGAGCACGTTCTTTTTGAACTCGCTTCCCCAGCACTCGAAACACTTCGCCCCGGCCTTGAGAGCGTTGATGTCCGTCGAAAATGAAGGAGCAACGGCAACGACGTTCTGGAGATCAATCGCCAGCGCGATCGCCTGACGCTGATTTTTGAACAAGACCTGGAACTGCTTCGCGTCGTTGGCCAGAAGCGTCATTGCATTCCGGTAGTCAGCGCCACCCGACGCCTGAAGCTCGACGATACGAGCATAGAGGTCAATGGCGAGGCGTTCCTCTTCCGCCGTGCAAGTTTCCTCCAGGCACTTTGAGAGGGCGAGGAGAGCGTTCAGATTGCAGTTGATTGCCATAAATCAGTAACCTCCAGCCCCGCCTTGATCGGCGGGAAATTTGTTGTCCATTGCGCTCATTGCGTCGGCGGGCTCTTCCATGTGATCGTCACCGGCTTTTTCGGGAGCATAGTAAAGCTCAGCCTCACCAGTTTCCGGGTCGATCGCTTTGATTTTGAAAACGATCTCCTCGCCCGCCTTCCAGTCCTTGCCGCCAAGCATTTCCTTTTTGACGAAGATCGAAGGAGCATCGGCGGGAGCAGGAGTTCCCGAGGGAGAGGGGTCAATAGGATGGTCCACCATTGTCTCGCCGGTCGGTTCACTGTTCTGGCCCTCACCCATCGGATTTTCGGCAGCGGCCATGCGCCGCCGCGTCCGTGGTTGCATGTATGATCTCGCCATTGTCGTCGCTTACGGCGACGGAGGTGTGACGCCCCGCAGCAATCACACCCCCGCCCCAGATTGATTAGAACGGTCCCAGTTCGGTGCAGACCGGATTCACGTCCGAGTAATCCTGGACGACGTAAGCCGGTGCCGTGGTGCAGACCGGATTGTCCACGACGCAGCCGGGTTCGCGCAGGTGGAGGATCGGTGCGGTCCATTCCGGATACTCGAACTTGAAACCGGATTCGAAGTCCGCCCACCAGAGCCCCTGATTGCGCGCCTTGTTGTCGATCACGCAGGTTTGGCCGGTCGTCGGGTCCGTGACAACGATCGTGTCGCTGTCGGGGCCGGTGAAGTTCCACTTGCCGCCGAGGTCGCGGGTGAGGAAGGGCATTTCCGGATGAACCGGGGTGAGTTCCGGCACGGCGCGCTTCATCGCTTCCGGGTGCCAGATCGGGCTGTATTGAATCGGCGCGTCCACCCACTTTTGATTGAAGACCGGCTTGATACCGATCGTTGCGGCCTGATTCAGATAGGGCCACACACGGACGAGCGTTCCGTGTCCGTCATTTTTGGGATAGAAGCGCGCCGGAAACAAATCCCAGGCGATGCCGAAGTTTCCGATGCCCTTGCTCATGCCGTACTTGAACAGTTCGCCGCCTCGGGTGAAGTCGGTAAACTTGAAGTTGGAGACGAGCGCCGGGTTCATCTCGATCAACTGCTGCGTCGAGATCGGGTCGGTGATCAGTTTGAACACGCCATTGGGAACGTACTTCGACTTGAAGTAACCGTTGCCCTGGAGCAGTTCGTAAAACCGCTGGAGATACTGGATCGTCAGCGTGCTCGTCGGCAACAGCCCGTCGCTGCCGAGGACGATCGTCGCCATGCCGCCCGTGAACATCGCAGGAGTGATCGCCACGGTGTTGCGAGCCGCGCCAGCGATGTAAAGCGTGGGCGACTGCATCAGGGAGTTGCGGCGAATGTAATCGCTCCAGATCATCTTCGTGAGGTCCTTGATGCCCCGGATGATCTCCGCGAGTTGCTGCTTGGCCTTGGCGCGCGTGTTCATCTGGTCGAAGCAGAGAACATTCGTCTCGTAGCGCTTGCGCTCGCGGCTGTAGGTCTTCCGCGTCGATCCCCAGCCCACCGAGATTGCTTTCGGCGTGCAAGCGTTCGTCACGCATTGCGTGCTCTGGGTATCGAAGGTGTCCCAGGCTTGGCTCAGGTCGGGGGCGCCAACATGCACGTGATCGTACACATGCGTTGTGCCGGTGAAAGAATCCCACGGGATGGTCGCGACGTGGCCGATCCAGGCGTCATCTGTGGGAAACCAATCCTTGAGGATGTCCTTGTCGAAGTGAGGACTTTGATCAAAGAGAAAGTCGAAAAATGCGGCGCAATTCCAGGTTGCCATAGCTATCGGTCTGTGTTTGCCGCGCCAAAGCGCGAGCGGTTACGCGGGGTCGTTTCCTACACAGGCCGATTTTTGGGGCAGCGCCGTCCTGCCTGCTGGAGAGAAGAATCCAGCAACCCTTTTACATCTCGACGTGACAATCCGTATTTTTACGGACGGAGTCAATAAGAAAGTGTCGGGTTGTCAATGGACGGACGAAATAATTCGGTCTGTCCAGGTCTGTGGAACAATTAATGTTCCACGTGGAGCAGTTGTAAGTGATTACTACTTGATAGGTTCCGCAGTAGACCTGTCGTCCACCCACCCGAAAAACTCCTTGAGCTTCACTGGCCAGCGTTTGTTCTGCTGGAGCGACTGCCAGCCCTTGAAGGCGTTCCTGTAACCGTAGAATTGCTCCTTGTACTGGACCTGATTGGGGAAGGCGTAAGCGTAGTGATCAAAAATGAGCCCTTCCAATGCCAGATAATCCGGATTGATCCGATGACCCGGCTGTCTCTGGTGGAGATTGGGGGGCTCATGTGAAAGGAACTTATCCCCAGGAGTGAAACGCCACGCTCTGAGCCATTCATCGGGCTTGTTCCCGTACGTGTTGGGAGTTGCTGACAGGATGTTCACTCCCAGAAAGTACCGGCAAACGAACTGAGCGGAGCCCGCGCTCGGGTCCTCCTGAAAGATTTCCACAAGCCTATCGAGTTGCCACGCCTGCCAAACTTCGTCGGCGTCACATTGGAGGAGGACACACTCGTCTTTGATGGTGTCCAGCGCGTGATTGAACATCTGAACCTTGCCTCCATCCCAGAACACCTTGCCGATGCTTCTCACGCGGGGGTGATGCCAGATCATCTGTAAAAACTCATGCGTGCCGTCCTCGCTGTAACGAGGGGCTTGTTTATTGCACCAGTGAGTGCAAGCGGTATTCGCTGCGGCCCCCTCAATGATGGTCCAATGCCAATCCACCTTGAGCGCATTGAAGTTGAAGAAAAGCGCCGGGAGAGTCGGCATGCCGTCCAGGACTATCGTAACAATGTGAAGTTTCATTTTGGTCCTACAAAGATTGAAGGAGGCGTTGGCATTTTGGGACCGTCGCCAGTATATCGCCACAGATGCAAACAACCGGGATGATAATTCACATATTCCGATTTGGCCGGGTGAAACTGAACAACCCAATCTTCGTCCTCCCAAAACAATTCCTTCACTACGCACATGATCTCCCACGACGGGGGTTTAGTCTCGTACTCTATGCTTACCGACACGTGTTGCCAGCCCTCCCCATCACTGGCAATGCACCTCACACACTTGCCTCCTATTGTGATCCTGAAAAGGCCCATGAAGCCATCGGCTGCGGTTGTGAGGTATCTCGCGGGAACACGCGGGGTCCACACTGTTACCCTTTGCTTGTTTAATAAATCCCAGTTGCTCATAATTCGGGGCAGTTCGAAAACCTGGAAATGCTATCAGGAATCGAGTCGAAGTCAACAAGCCCCTTGCTTTTTAATAGCTCCAACTCCTCCTTGTTGAACTTCTGAGCGTGCCATACAGGATCATCCACATTGAAAGGCCGGTCGCGATCGTAACCGAATGAGTAAAACCTGAGCTTGTTGTTTCGCTCAGCCCACCTCCCAAACTTGTGCTCTCCGATGTTGTCCGGACTGGTCTCGGGCTCGCTGGTGAGCCAAGACGTGACGAACTCAAGCAGGAATGAATGCTTAACAAGCATGATGCTGTTTGCCACGGGCTGGCCTCGCTGCTTCCCCATGATCAACTGCCCGTCACCGATCTCCTCATACATTTTCTCAACGTAGGGGCCAAACGCGAGCGCGTCCTGTTCGTGGTAAACAAAATCGCACTCGTTGGAGTAGGCGATCAGGGCGAGAATGCAGAGGGCGACTCCGCAGGCGCAATACGGGTACGGCTTGATACGATTCAGGATGTCGTGGACGTGCCCAAGGTCCCCGTCGATCTCAACCCAACTCCCAGGAGCAGCCGGGATTGAACAACCGCCCATGCCGACAACGAAGACCCGTTCCGGTTTGGAGTACTTGTGAATGTTGTCCCACCACAGCCTATAAAACCACTCCGATCCGGAATTGGGCTTCGCAAAATACCCGGTCCCAGTGATGTATTTCATCTTCCCGTCGAGGATGCCATGAAGGACAGCCGGTCGAGCCAAAGAAACTCTTGCACGGCATTGGTGACTGCTGTGGTTGCCACGATGCACATTGAAGCGACCGGAATAGTTGTCAGAGTGACCCAACTTTCTCCATTGACTGAGCACAGCACCGTCCCGGCATTCGTAGACATCATCGTGAGCTTGACCCAGTTGTTCGTATTCGGCCTGACAGTGCTGTTTGCGGTGCTCCGGATGGAGTTGCTGCACGCTTCGAAAACAAAATTGTTCGGGTCGTTCTTATTCTTGTCCCATCGCAGCATCACGCAATTACTGGGAGAGATCGAGGACGTGAAGGCGGAGAAACTCGTATCAGATAATCCGATGCGATAGATCGAGCCTTGATTCGTGGTTGCAATACGAAAGACAGCGTGGAAAAGCCAGTTGGGGTTCAACCCGAGTTGCGGGTAGGGGAGTAAAAGCGAAGACGCTGTTTGCGCGAAGCTCGCGCTTGAGGTTGCTCCTGTCGGGCTGGAAATTACAGCCACTCCGTAATGCGGAGGCTCGTTGCTGGTACCCAATGATGCGCCGCCTCCTCCACCCGCTGCGACTACGTTCCAATAGTTTTTACCGAATTGGCCAGCGGTTGTTCCAATCGCTGAGTCAAATTCTTCGTCGAAGTAGTAAGTGTCGTCATCGGGAAATGTAGGCGCCTGAAGAGTGCCGTTGACTAAAGCGCTCACTGGACGAACAAGCAATCCGGGGAGACTCACCTGATTGGGATTTGAGTTCGAGAGTGTTCCCGACGCTGAGTCAAATGTCAGGCCGAGACCAACGGTGCCGGTCTTGTGCTTGCCGCCAGAGTCGGTGTACACGAACGGCGCGCTTGCTGTTCCGGTATTTGTGATCACTTGGGCCTGAAGATTTGTCGTGATCACGTTGCCCGCATTGGTGACACCAAATCCAAGATAGTTATCGTCGTTCGCGCGAGCAAACGTCAACGTGCCGCTCGTTGTCACCGGAGAGCCTGACACTGTGAACGCCTGCGGAGCGCTGAGGGCCACGCTCGTAACGGACCCGCCTCCTGAAGCGCGAGGACCGTTTGTCCAAGAGCCCGCCCCGTTGTAAGCCATAAGGTCTCCCGGCTGGAGCGTCGTCGGCACTACGTCTGAATGATTGGTGAACGGGGTTCTGGGAACGTCTGCCGCAACGATCGCTCGGAAGGAGGGATTTCCTGATACTCCGTCAGGGCTCGCGAAAAATAGATTGGCGTTCTGGCTTACCTGAGCGAAGGAAAGCGCTGGGGTCGTTGTCGGATTCGCAACGCTGGTCGTGAATAGCGGCGAGAGGGTTCCCGCGCTGAAACTGGTTACGGTTCCGGAGCCTCCCGCTGTTACCTGTGGCCCATTCGTCCACGCTCCCGCTCCGTTGTACGCAATAATGTCGCCTGGATTCAGGGTCGTGGGGACAACGTCAGAATGATTCGTGAATGAAGTCCTTGGCGCGGCTGGAATGTCGGCGGAGACTAGCGCGCGGAAAGTGGGCACTCCCGGCGCACCATTCGGGCTTGCGAAGACGAGGTTTTGATTTTGACTCACCTGAGCGAATGACTGTGCTGGAGTAGTGCCTGGAGTGGCAACAAACGTCGTGAACAGGGGGAACAGATTGCCGCTCGAAAAACTGGTGACTGTGCCCGGTCCTCCACCTGTGATCCCGAGATAATTCCTTGCGGACGCGGCGTTGGGTTGTTGGATCAATCCAGTTCCGTAGGGAGACTGCTGGCCCATGCTTTTGACCAGCGACAACAGGCAGGCGCAAACCACTGCGATCTTTTTCATAGGGAGCCTTTCAGTTTTCGCTGATACCGGCTCGACGCTTGGCGATCTGAGTCATCACAGCACCAGCGGCTAGAGCTAACATCGCCTTGGACTGTTTGTCGAGAGAATCCAACTCCTCCTTTGTCATCTGAACTAAGTTGCTGTCCCCCACCTTGCAGATGGTACCGCAGTGACCGCAAACAATGATGTTCCCCTTGGTGATTGGCTGCGGATTTTGTATGTCCTGGACGAATGCAATTTCACCTTCGCACTTTGGACAGTGTAAATCGTCAGCCTGCTTGATGGTTTCTTCATTCATGCTGGCCACCCCATACGGTTATCCGAAAAGAATTTTTGGCACAAGTGCCTATTGTAAAGGTTTCCGGTACACTCTCGATGCTCTGCCGTGTGCCAATGCGAGGTATGAATCTGGTGAGCGCATAGCCCTTCGGCCTCCGCGCCGCCAGTGATATTTATCAGAGTCCTCAGCGACAGGTCCCAGCATTCGAACGAGAGAAGAAAGTCCGGGACCCTATCTCGATGCTTTGTCCACCATGATTTGCGAAAGGCAAACACGTCGGCGCCGCAATGCTTGTAGCCTCTGGACATTTCCTCCCGGCTGGGAGGGGACTTGATGTAATTCAGTTCCATCCTGGAGCCCCAAATGGCATCATGGTTTGCCATACACTGCTTCAAATCCACGGAGAAGTTCGGCGCAAAGTTCGTGTCGTCGTTGGTAAAAAGAATGATGTCGTCCGGGGCTGCGATCTCCGCGCCGCGTTCCAAAATATCCTTCAAGAATGGAGCGGGCTTTTTCTCTCCCACCACGGTTGCGTTTCGGTTGAGCGTCCTATCGTGAACCGGAGTCGGCAGCCAGTCAGTTAGACCGTACTCCCGATTCCACGACAGCCGCGCTACGTTAAACCGGAACTCTGCATCCTCAGCGCGGTGATCGAAATCGGAATAGACGTGAACAATCCGGTTGATCTTTGAGCCGGACATTATTCTCCTGATCACGTTCGGAATCTCGTCCTTACGGTCTCTAAATTCGTTGTACCGGCAATTGAACACGTGACTACCTCGACGCGGAGACCCATGCCATGAATCGGGGGAGTGTGTTGTGATCGCAATCACCGGCAGTGAAGGAACGGCTTGAGCAAGGTGAAGCAATCCGCTGTCAGTGGAGACCAGAGCAACGGCTTTCTCCATCAATCCAAGCATGTCGTAAAACCTGTGGAGTCGCATGTCGGACACGTCCACGATATTGAAGTCCTCCACCAAGGAGCCAAGGGCTAGGATCAGCATAGACCAATCGTGAAATGGGGAGGACCTCCCGGAGCGAGAAACCAGCACTATGGGGTTTGCGCGGCGATATTTTGGATCGTTCTCCAACTCTTCAACTTGCCTCTTCTCCCGCTCCCTGTCCCTTCTGTCGAACACCAGTGGCAACTGATCCCACAAGTGAAGACGCTGGACGAGTCTCCACGCCTCTTTCGCATACGAGTCGGTTGCTCGTTCAACTGTCGTGCCGTAGCACTGGCACAGGTAAATGTTGTCGAACTTTCCGCTGGCCTGAGCTTCGTCTGCGGCCTTTGCGGATTGGGAGTAATCCCCTTCGTAGACAAGCCGCTCGCAGTAGGAAACGCCGTCAAGGAGACCGGCAAACTCCCGAGCGATCATCATCGTGGGACGATTGCCAAGATGGAAATCGTGGAGGACCAGCGGCAGCGTGTTGCAGCAGTCACCGTACGCGCCGAGTGTGATCCAGCAGTTCCTCACATTTTCTCGTCGAACTCAGCCATTGCGCCTTTGGACTCTCCAGCGGGTTGCTCTCCGCCTCCGGGAGTCCCAGGCTCTCCGGGGCCACTACCTCGAAGTTCGGCAAGGTCCTTGAGAGCCTGGGCATGCTCTGCTTTGAGCCGCTGGTTTTCGACCCGTAAACGATAAAAGGCCGCGACCCGGTGACGGATTGAAGCATCGAGAACGATCTTCTCCATTTGTGACATTTTTGCGTAGTCGTTGGAGAAACGACGGTCGGCGAGAGCAAATCCCTGCCCGATCGCTTCGTTGATTTCCTTGTCGTCCTTCACCTCTGCCCACAGGTCCGCGCCGCGAGGGTCTTCCGACATGCGCTTGTTCACTGTCGTCCACGCTTCCTGAATCTGGCCCTCTTGAATGGTCTTCTGGTCCGACTCTGCCTTCTCGCGCTGCGATGCCTTTTCCTTCCAGTCCTTCAGCGCACTATTCGCGTCCTTGGCCAGCGTCCGGATGTTGTGCCAATGCTGCATCATCGTGCCGACGAGTTCGGGACCAAACTTTTTGCTGGCAAGCTTCGCTGCGGCGCCAAGCGGAAGTTGATAAAGTTCGTCGAAGTCTGCTTCTGTGGCAGCACGCTCCCGAGTGGGTTGGCTCCCGTCCTGATTCGGTGGCTGCGTCGGGTCGGGCTCCGTCACTGTTAACTGCTTTACGGCTTCGTAAGCGGACGTGACTGCCTTTTTGTAAGGCGCCTCGTACTTGTCCTTGTATTCGCTGGAGCGCTCGTAATTGAGGTACTTGATCTGTTCGGACGTTTCGTTGAAATTCTTTTCGATGTCAGCCAAGCGCGCGGCGAGGGCATCACGCTCCTGCTTGGTCTTCGGGTGCTCCTGCTCCATCTGCTGGTGCTGTGCGCGGAGAGTGTTGAGATCGGTCTCCAACTGCTTGGCCTTTTTGTAGCCCGCGAGACCCCAACCCCGAAACTCGCTGTCCTTTTTAAAGCGGGGGACCTGGATTCCCTCAACCTCTTCGAATTCTCCCGGAGGAGTCGTCCCGGCTGGCTTGGCTGGCGCCGCTGGTGTGGCGGCAGGCTTCGCCGGTGCCTTCGGAGTGCGTACCGGGGCGGGAGTCCCTGACGGCGGGGGAGTATCTTGCCCGAGGTCTTCAAAGGCAGTGTCGAACTTGTCAAATGATCCAGGACCTTCGCCCTCTCCGGACGGCGCGGCAGCGGGAGCCGCTGGCGGCGCACTCGGGGGAGACGACGGCGGGGGAGTCGGAGGGGCTGCCGCTGGAGCGGCTGGGGGTGATGCTACTTCTGCCATTATGTTGCTTTCTTCTTTGTCTTTTTCGGCTGCTCTTGCGGTGAATGAAATACCGAGTGATCAAGCTTTTTGTCCGGAAAGTCTTTTGGTGGGGCGGACGGGGTTCCGATGTCGGTGAGGATTTCCACGAATCGCTTTGCCCCCTTCAGTTGTTCCGGAGAAATCGTCTCAATGGCGAGTTGAGTGAACGACAGTATCAGAGCCCTCTGAAACACGTCGGATATGATCACGTTTCTGAAATTTGACTCTGCCGGTAACTGAGAGAGAAATTGCTGCTTGGGCTCAATCATAGTGCGCGCGGGTTCGCATGGCTTGTGTTATCACAAACAAGCCGCTTGCCGTCAAGGAGTTTGTTGCTGCTGATCCCGCTCCGCTCGAAGAATCTTGAACGCTTCGGCGGCATTCTTCCGCATTTTAAGACGCTCGTTGACTGCGTCCTTGTAGATTTTCTGCTGATCGGGGCTCAGCGTGTTCCAGAAATCCTTCTCGCGTGCCTTGCTGCCGGTGAAGGGCTTTTTACCAAACTCGTTGAAGTAAGCTCCGATGTGCTTCCAGTCGGTTGCGCCCTTGTCCACGGCGAGCTTCATTTCCTGGGCTGCGCTCTGCGGAGTGTCGAACATCAAGGCCAGTTTGGTGCCGCGATACGGGTCCTTCTCGGGATCGTAAATGAATTCACCCGGCTCCTGAATGCCGTGCTTCTTTTTGAAATCGTCGGCGAGCTTGTAAACGCTGTCCGATGCTGTGGCGCGGCGCTCCGTCACCCCGAGACTGTTGATGAATCCCTCCCACCATTTTTGCTCAGGCTGCTTGAGCGCTCCACGAATGGAGATCGGGACAATCGTTGAGGCAAAGTCTTTGACTTGATCAAGCGCGGAGCGGGGTCTTCCGAATTGGTCTCGTCCAGTGCCGATTTCGAACAGCGTTCTCGTCGTGACTGGGTTCAAGCGCGTGTAGGCGAAGCTTCGGGGATTGAACGCCAAGTGAAGCAAGTCGCCCTGGACAGTTCGAATCGAATAAGCGCGACCGTTGTGCATGACATCGAAAGCGTGTTCGGGCTCGAAGTGATATTCGCCGCTGATCATTTTATTCATCATCCTTGCGGTGATGTACAGCGTGGCCGCGCCCAGCGTGAGCGCCGTCAGTTGCTCGCGACCGTAACCCTTCAATGCTTGGCCGACGAACCGTCCTCGCGCTTCGAGAAAGTCCGGGGCGAGGAAGGCCAGCCGCAAACCGTCCTGGAAGGTCTTGTTGCGTCCCATCATTTCGTAATTCAACTCACCGAACGCGGCATTGGCCTGATTCGCGGTGATATGGAGCAACTGGTCCTCTGTGAGTTTCCCAGAGGCGAGGTCTTTGGCATACACGCCGCGATTTCTCTCCAGCGCGTGAGTCGCCATTTCCATCTTGAGGCGAGGAATGTAATCCTGGAAAAGCCAATGCTGATACGTCTGGAGTTTGTCTCCCAACCACGGCACTTTTCGAAACAGCGAGGAGCCTCCACCGGAGACCCCCTCCGAGAAGGCTTCAAGGCCGCTGTGATCCACGACGTTGAGCCCATGGGAGACGAGCGATCGTTGAACCGGGTCGTTGAGATCAATCGCTTTGAACGACCTTCCCGTGATGTTGGCGGACCAGCGAGTAAGCGGGACATTGGCTCGATGTTCCAGCCCGTGGATTGTGATCTGAACCGGGTGAAATCCGGAAAGGTCCAGCATCGTTTGCTTCACGGTGCTGCTTCCGAGCAATGCGGCTTTACCGATTGGAACTCCCCACGGTTTGAAATTTCGGACGGCGGATTTTCCGAACACTGCGGGGATCGGTTGATTGATCGGATTCTTCGGGTCCCGCATGGCCTCCGGATGAACAAGCACGTCGCCTTGGACCATGATCGGAGAGCCCTCAGCGTCAACCGTCATCCATTTCCATTTTCGAAGCGCGGGATGATCGTAAGCGACGTAGTCGCCACGGTTGTTCATCCTAACATTCTCCAACTCTTCAGGAGTCATCCCCGGCTTGGCCTCCAGGCGGGGACGGTACTGTGGCTTGATCAGGAACGCTGCGTCAGTTCCCACTCCACCAACCTTGTCAGCGCGGCCTCCCACGTCGATCGCGGGTCGACCGTCGCTCATTTTCCACTGCATTAAGTCTTTGACGAACTTGCGATCAGCGATCGCTTTGTTGAGAGAGTAATCGTAGGCGGCAACGCGCTGCGAGAAATCCTTGTTGACCTTGTAGCCCGCTTTCTCCGCTTCGTAGTCGTACTGGAAAATGCGCTGCTTCGCCAATGAAGGCTTTCCGGTGAACACGCCGCTCCGAAGTTCGGAGATAACTCCGTTTTTCCAAGGCGAGTCTTTGTCGTAAATGCGGTGAATGTAATCCTCGACGCCGTCTTCCAAAACTCCTGCGTCGATTGCGTCCTGGAGCCGCGACTCGAAATAGTTCCGGATGTTTTCCGCCACGTTTCGGAGTTCGGGAGGGAGGTTCAGCGCTCGCTGATAACCGGCCTCGTACTTGGGATCGGTCTCCGCGATCGCGGTGAGGAGTTTTTGACGATCACCTCCGTTGTCCACGTAATTGGAAATCGCTTCGCGATCGAGCGCGTTCGGAACTCCTCGCATTGCCTTGTCGACAAAGTCTCTGAGGTTCAGAGTCGATTCGCTGAGGGCAAGTTGACGATCTCCCAATGCGGCTTTGAATCCAGTCCATGCCGTGGGTCGAGTCAGGCTGAGCTTTGCGGATTGCGCTGCGGTCTTTAGTCCGGTGATGCCCTTGAGCACGGGAGCTTTCAACTGCTGGAACTGTTCGCCCAGAGAATACGCGCGCTTGAGTTGCGGCTTTCCTTTGCCCTGCTCTGCCATGGTTTGGAGAGCGTCCGTCAACTGAGCCAATTCAGGCTTCGCTCCAACGTCTCCAGGAACAGTTCCACCGGGTCCAGCCATTGAGGTTTTGTTTTCGATCTGCAATGGCTTCTGGTGAAAATTGTAATAGGTGCCCTCTGCGGCCTTGATCGCGGCCTCTTCAGTTTTTCCGTAACCGACTCGCTGGCCAGCGTATTCAACAGCGTATCCCCTCCCGACTGGAACGACTTTCAGAACTCCAACCCAAGGGTCGTACAATGACGGTGATGTTTTGTTGCTGAACTGTGACGGGTCGTTTGACCATTGCTCAGTCTCCGCGACAGCGTCTTCCCATTCCTGCTCAGTCTTATAGTCGCTCCGCTTGATAAGTCGAGTTGCTCCGGGACGATCTCCGATTTCTTCAAGGGACGGCGAACCAGTCCTCGATACTGTCGTCGCAGTGGATTTAGTTTCCGGAGCAAATTGTGGTTCGGGACTCAGTACCCCTTTTTCTTTTTGGAGCCTTTGCGCTTCTTCACTGACAACACCCCCTTTCGGTTCAGGAGCATGCGCTGCCGCCTCCGCCTGAAAGTTTTTCCACTGCTCGCTTTTCTCGCCCCAGAGTTCCGCTCCGTTTTTGAGAAGCCAGTCCTTTGCTTCTGGGTTGTTGCGCCAATCAAGCGGACGTTCTCCGAGATTGTTTCGGGTGCCTTCACCTTCTTTGGCGCTTCCAGTATTTGTCGCTGCCTCGATCGCTTCACGGGGAAGTTGCCCTTTGGTCGCCGCGCCCATGCCCTCGTTCAATGCCGCCATTTTCGCTTCGGGGCTGGTTGCCGATTTCGCCCGATCGCTCGCCGCAGTTTTCTTATCCCTCAATTGCCGCTGTGCCTCAATCAAATGGTCGAGATCAGCGACCGTCTTGGATTGCATTCCTGCGGCATGGGACTCCTCCGTGCTGGGCGGACGCTGCCCAGTGACATCAAGGGCCTTGGTGAATGCTGTTACCTGTTCGACAGGTGTTGCGCGTACTTCGCCAGCGCGTGCCCCTGGTTCCGGACTGGGCTTTTCTTCACTCCCTCTGACGCCAGCCGCGCCGCCACCTTCTTCGGTGGGCACTTGACCGACATCTTGCCCGATCCTTTCGCGCAGGCTTCGAAAAGGTTGTGCTGTTTCTTGGTGAAGGGCATAGAATTCTCCTGGTTTGATCTCCGGGAGTTCCGGAGCGCGGGGTTTAAGTTGTCGACCTTCGACGGAAATCTTTTCCGGACCTGCCTCTGCTCGCGGCGCGCCGCCACGCTCGAACTCAACCCCCATGGGGCCGAGCGCGAGTTGTCCGGCAATGTTCGCCCACATATTTATGCGGGCTTCGTGCTGTTGCTCTTTGGGGAGCTTGCTGATCTCCGTCTCCTGTTCGGCGATAAGGCCCGCAGCCGGTCCTGCGGTTCCAGCCGCGCCCTTGATCCAGTTGAGCGCCGTGGAGCTTTCAACGCCGAACTGCTTGGCGATCGCTCCAGCGATCTCTCCGCTGTACTTGCCAGCGAACGGCAGCGCAGCCGCGATCGCGGCGGCTTTGGGGTCGAAGCCCTGCGGCGTTGATCCAAAAACGGCGGCAGCGGCGGCAGGAGTTCCGATAACCTCTCCACCGGCTGCGGTGAGGGCCAGTTGCGGAAGGCTCTTGACGATGCCTTGCGCGGCGGACGCGGGAATGCGAAGCGCTCCTGGGGCTGCGCGAACGTCCGCGTACGTCGGAAGCTCCTCGATGTCTTGCGCCGGGATTTGTTTGCGAACGCTCTCAACGCCTTTGCCGGGAGTGACAACCAGCCGCTCCTCTCCCTGTCGCGCTGGCATGGGGATGATCGGATTGTTCAGCGCCGTCTGAACATTCTCCGTGTGATAACCCTCTTCGGGTGAAACGATGTTTTGCCCAAGGTCCGACAGCGCGCCGACAGCGAGATTCCCAACGGCTTCAGTGGAGCTTCCAATCGCTTTACTCACCTGCGGGAGTTGCTTCGTGAGCACGTCCTGCAAGTCCGGGGGAAGCGCCGCAATCCCTTTGTTGAGCAGAGCGCCGCCAGTGAGTGGGGGTTTTTGACCTCCGACGATGTTGATCTCCTGCGGTGTGAACGGGGGCGGGACAAAAGGCTTCTGCAACAGAGAGCCGACTTGAATCGGTCCTACGTCAGACTCCGGAGGGAGCACCTCCAGATCATCGAAATTTGTTGCGGGCATATCACTGGGCACCCTGCTCCGTCAGCGCGGGCAGATTCGCCCCCATGAACATATTCCCGGACGATACGGGCTGGCCTCCGGGAAGACCAGAGTAAAGAGCGCCGGGAGGAGGCGCCGCAGGAGCAGCGTCCCAAACCACGTCCCCGTTTTTGATCGTTCCCATTTGGCCAGTGGTTTTGCTTCTGACGCGAGCGCCCTCTTGCATGGCCGGATTCGTTCCCGTGCCAGCAGTCGGAGGAGCGGCATATTTCTTCGTCAGCGAGTCAATGTCCGCTTCAGCCGCTCGAAGCTTCGAGAGCATGTCGCGACTCGGTCCTCCGGTCGAAATATCCTCAGAGGCTTTCGTGATTGCCGCTTGCGCTTGGCGTCGACGAATCAGGGCGTCACTTAGCATGTGAGTGTCCAGCGGAGTCATTTTTCCACCAGTGTCTCCAGCCTTGCCCGCAGCGATGTCTGCGCGCTGCTGGGCGATGTCGTTGGCCGCGCTCCGGAGATTGAGCAATCCACCTTCGTAAGCAGTCTTTTGCCCAAGCTCTGCGGCTGAGCGACCTTCCTGGGAGGAGAGTTGTTGTTGCTCCATCTGAATCCGCTGCTGGTTTTCCCACTGGCGCAATTGACGCTCGGACTCCGATTCCTGAGCCGCTTGCACCCGACGTGCTGCGGCCTCTTCCGCTCCAGCGGCGACACGTGACGCATTTTCCGCAGCCGACGCAGCAATGCGCTCGCGAGCAACCTGCGCGTCTGTCGCGATGCTGGAAAGTTGTGTCCCAATCCTCGCGCCAGCCTCCGCAGCCTGCGTGAAGTCAGCGGGCTTGATGTCGAGCCATGGCGGTACGTAGGGCATAATCAAATATCAAATGGCGCACCACCCCATTCGGCACTGCCGGGGTAAATGTTCCTCCTGGTTATCCCTTGGGGAACAACTGTGCCGCCAGCGGGACCCCTGGTTTCCTGGAGGTATTTGTCGAGGAGCTTTTGCTGCTCTGAGGCGGCGGCGGCGGGATCGGGAGCAGCGTTGTAAACGGCATTCTGCATTGCGATTTCGCTCTGCAATTCCGGAGTCACCGTCTGCGTCTTCGAAATTCCGGTGATCGCATTCAAATAGTCGGCAAGCCCTCCCTTTTGCTGTTGCTCAACAGACAACCCAAGGTTTTTGAGTCCTGCCGCTCCAGCAAATTGGCTCAGAGGGCTGCCGCTCATAACACCAAAGCGAGCGGCCTGATCCTGAATCGTTTTGATCGTCTCGGGAGAAAGCTCGCCGCTGAGTTCTCCCATGATGTTTTTTGACACCTGAGCATTTGCGCCGATGAGATTGGGGTAGACTCCAGCGAGATCGGCCTGTGGGTTTGGCAGTCCAATTGTTCCGGGGACCTTGCCGAATGCGCCCTGGCCCGCGCGTGGAGCCGGTGAGAGGTTGTAGGAGGTGCCGGTTGTTGTTCCGCCTCCGACTGCACCAAAGAGTGGGTTTGCCATAGGCTAAATAATCCTCCCGATCATAGCTCGACCAGCGGGGATTGCCGTGCCAAATGGGTTGTAACTGATTGGAGTTTGGTCGAGGGGGAATTTGTCCCTCAACTGCAAATTGAGATCGTGGATTGCAGAGGCTTCGAAACCATTCGACTTCGCAATCTTACCGGATTCTCCTGCCTTGATCGCTTGAATCGCCAAGGCAATTGCATCCTCGTTGTCGATAATCACCAGATCGTTGTCCACTTGGACTTTTATGAATTGGAGCTTAACAAGGGCCTTGATGCTTTTCACTCCAGAGCAATTGCAACAGCCGCGTCCAACAAATCCGTGGAGTCGGGAGACTCTGTAATCTGGATTGGTTTCAGAGGGGTCGTAAACGGCGCAATCAACGAGCACGTTCTCCACGGGGTCGTACTGGAAAAGCCTCACGACGCCTTGAGTCGGCTCCTTCACAACTCGGGTGATCTCACGGACGAGCATCGTGGTTGAGGCGAATTCGATCGCGATCGTAATCTCCACACCTTCAGACCAAGTACCGTCAGCGTTCTTGGTGAGAATGGTTTGACCGTTGCTGTCGACTCCAAAAATTCTGATCTTCTTTCCCACGTCCGCGCGCACGGAGGGGTAGGCGCGAACGTAAAAGGCTTTCGAACAAGCAACCTGATTGAACACGGGACTGGTGCCGACATTCTCAAGGACCAGATCGCCGGTGCAACCACCGTGGCCAAATCCGAAACCGTCTCCACGAATCCCCATCGGTCCAATCGGGACGAACGCGCTCCAGTTATTTTGAGGACGAGACGCTGAGCGGCACACGTTGGTCGCGAGCACGGTGCCGACGTACCGATTCCAGGTGATGCACTGATTTGAAACACAGACCTGCAAGGGCTGAACGGTGCCCCAGAAATTCCCGCGCTTCATGAGCATGTCCGTCGCCTGATTGACGTAGTCGCGGAAGGCGTCACTCGTTGGACACACAGCAGCGGCAGAAATCATTTGCCGACTCGCCTTACAGTCTCCAAAAGTTAGCATCGTTACTGCTTTACTCCTTTGTTTGGGTTTTGGCAATCACGGAGAATAGCGCTCCAGTTTCACCTGAAACGTGCCGCCGTTGTTTCGGGCAGTGATCTCGGACTTGAAGTGGTCTTCATACGAGAAAAATGGGGCGGTTGCGAAGGCATCCGGCGTATTGGCCAGCCCCAGCAAAGTGTTGGTCGTTGTGCAAATCACGTACGCTTCAACGCCAAAGGTGACATTCGATTGAATTGCGAAGTACGCCTGATCGGTGTTGAAGTCGTATCCACCTGAACTGTATGCCGCCGAAAGTATAACCGAAAACCCTGTGGGCACCGGGATCGTCGCGGCTGCTGCGCCAGTGGACGGAGTGATCCCATAGATAACCACGTTGCTAAGCGAATCCTCTGTGGGGACGTAAACCAAGCCCGTGGAGGGAGAGAACACTGGGCTGTTGACGTTTCCAATGTTTCCAGAATTCGGCAAAGCGTGCTGAACAAACGATCCCAGCGACGAATCGAATTCGTAGAGGTATCCGATGCTGTTGATAAAGTCCATGCCGCACGCATAAACTTTTCCGGTCGCTTCGTCTACGGTTACGCCGTTGAGGTCCATCGTTCCGATGTTTGGAGACACTGTTGCGACGATGGCATTGGTCGCAGTGTTGAAACACACCAGCGATCCAGCGAGCGCGAAGTAGACGAGCCCGTTGCTGTTGTTTGCCCATGATCCTCTTTTGCCAGAGCCGAGCGTTGTGGAGAGATTGATCGGCCAAGCCGTATTGTTGATCGTGAAAGTGTAACCAGTGGCATCGTTGACCAGGGAGCCTGACGGAACTGTTCCTGCGGGAGTCGCAGTCAGATTTTGGATCGTCATCAAAACCCCACTGTCCACGCTCACCACGGAGTAAGTGACTCCGAGAATAAACAGCGTGTCCAACGCGAGGAATCCAACTGTTGAGGAGACCTGTATTTGGACGTTATTGCCGACGTTGGGGATCACGAATGGCGCCGCTGTCGGCGATGTCGTGCCAGCGCCGATCGTGACTCGCCGGATGATGCCGTTGAAGTCTGAGCTATCGAGGTCGACAAATGCCCACTTGCCGCTCGACTGACAAAAGCCGCCGAACGGAGGACCATTACGAACACCAAGGGCGTTCGTGTTGATCACATTCATGTCCCGAATGTCGCGGAGATTGTAAAAGGCGTTAGTTAAATTCGAGCCCGCCTCTATGAAGAGAGTGCCTCCCCTCTGGAAAGCAACCGTTGCGTTCATTGTCGTGTCCGTTTTGGAATCCCGAAGCGTTGGGAGGGTTCCACAACCTGACGACGAAACGCATGTGAGTGTGCCGAGTCCGAGTTGTTGGTTTCCCCACCCGTCAATCGCGGCTTGGGCGATCGCATTGGCCGACGCCTTGGAATTTGAGGTGAACGTGCCAGCCGCTCCAACGAGTCGGCTGTTCACTGCGTCAAGGGTGATCCATGAAGGCGGAGAAACGGACAATGTCAGTGTTCCACCGGGGCACGGGTGATCGAAAAATACGAGGTCGTTCGTTTGTGGATTCGGCGGAGGAGGTCCGGGAGGGGGTTGATTGGCGATCGACTGAGCGCAGTTGAAAATCATCTGGGCAATAATTGCGTCGATCTGTGCCTGCGTCGATCCGGGGGGAATAGTTTGAACGATGGTCCCCCCATTGGGGCATTGCAGCACCACGGGTGGATAATCTGTTGGAACGTCCGGAGGAAACGGGAAATCAACATTGACCGTTCCGGGTGGGACGTACACTGTCAGCACGCTGCCGTCCGGTTGCACGACCTGAAAACCCAACAACGGATTCGAGTAGTGCTTGCCCACGTTCAGATTGTAGAAGGCGATCGGGAATCGGAGGCATTCCGTAATCGTTTGGCATGGCTCGCATTTGCTCATGTGCAAATTGGGTCGCAGACTTGTGGCGCAAACTCCTGCTCGTCCTCCTTCGTGGCCTTAATCAACACCCCCTTGATGACGCAATGCCCCGTAACCTGGACACGGACTTCAAAGAATCTCCCAACAGCAAACGGCTTGTTGGTTGTGGGATCGCATTTCGTGATGTCCGGAGTGCCGAGACCGAGACGGGGACGATACTGTTTCGGCTCTCCCGGCTTTGTGTTTTTGGCGCACACGCTAAAGCTATGCCATGGATGCCAGCAATCGTCGTAATCGGGGCGGTAAAATACCTGGAAGTTTGCGGTGCCAATCAAATCAGAAATATAAATCTCCCCGTCGATCAATCGGCAGAGTTCGAATTCCCCCTTGCCTTTGACTTGACGCATCAAGGACGCGGACTCAAAGGACCAAGTGATGGGAGTAGTCCCGTTGTCGAAGTGATCTGTCTTGCTGGTCGGGAGAAGTTCCCAGATTTCAATCCCGGAGTTGACCTTATTGAAGCAGAAGGCGAACGCGCGTTCGACGCCGAGGAATTGGCCCTTGAGCAGTTGCAGGACGTTTAACTCGCTCCAAAATCCATCGTAGATCGAGGGCTGCTTGCCGCGAAGACTGCTCACCGGACTGAAGTTGAGAGCGATCAATCCCTGATGATAGACGCCCCTTGGTCCGTCTGTGGGAATGCACGTCATGAGCATGCGATTGTCGAACACAATCGCGCTGCTGTACTGAAGCAACGAAGCGTCGTCGTCCGGCAACACGCGGAGCATTTCCTCACTGATCGGAACATTGCCCCACGTATCGAAATCGCGGCGCGCAAGAATCAGGGAGCGAATTCCATCGAGGGATCGGGAGATTGTGTCTCCGCTCGCTGCGATCGTGGAATTCTGCCCGAGCCCACCGGCTCCAATCAGCGATTCCGTGAGGATCGGATTCGTGATCGTCGTCCACATGAAATCATCAACCGGCGAGAGGCAACTGAAGACGGTGTTTGCGGTGTAAACTTCCAGAGGCCCCTGCCCGAGCGACACGTCCAACGTCGTTGCAAAGCACATGGCGTTGATCGCTTGATTCTGTCCGGGGACGCTGAATGTTTTCCCAGCAGCGAGGAAGGGATTCGAAGCGACGTTGAGCACTGCATCCCGAAAATTGTATTGAGCAGTGCCGGTGCTACTGCCTACGATGTCTCCACCGAGGAAGCTTCTCTTATCCGGAAGTGAAATCCAATTACGACCCATACCGTACGCCCCCATTCGACAGACTGGCAGTTCTGTTCCTCCGCCTCCGCTCACGCTTCGAATCACAACTCCAGCCGGGTAATTGGTTCCCGGAACTGCGCTGATATTTTTCCACGTCGGCGATGTCGCCCCAAGAGCAATCTGTTGCGCTATGGTTGGAGCAGCCGGATTCGGATTGCTGGGAGAAAAAGCGTAGCCGCCAAACTCAAATTCATCGGCGCCAAAAAATACCCGTGTTCCAAGTGCTGGCGCTCCACCCGTGCCAGCCCAACCAACAACCACGTATTGACCAACGGCGGGTGCAAAGATTGGACCGTATGTGATAACGATTCTTCCCCAGATGAATCCGGAGGCGTTCGATCTCCTCGCCAGTTGAACACGATTGTAAAATACTGGCGTGCTCTGTCCATCGGTCCAAATAATCCACGACTCTGCTTGCCAGAGCCATGCCTGGGGCACGTCGGGAGGATTTGGATCGGCGAGGACAGTAGCATCAACAATGGTTGCGACAGTTCCGTTGATGGAGCAGTCGAACAAGCGTCCACCAATTGCCGCGACTAACGCCTGCGCGCCTATGTCGGGATTGAAATACGTTGCGCCTTGAAAAAGTTTGTCCTCGAAGTTCTGCTGCGTCGATCCATTGCCGCCGAAGTCCAGCGTGATCTTTCTCACCGGAGGCCGGTCGGTGACGAAATTCCCACGGAAGGTGCAGTTGGTTGCAAACGCGGCTTGGTTTCTCGGGAGAATCTGCGGGGCCACTCCGGAATTCATCCCAGCGTCAAGTTGGGTGAATCCATCAATCCAAGTCGGCGTTTCCTTCTCTTTGGCCATGATCAGAAAATCCGAACAGCCATGACGCCCACCTCGACAGCGATCAAGCTTCCCGAGTAGGGCAATCCGTTGAGACTGGCGAACGGCTGAATGATGTCTCCTGCCGTCGCGGTGTAGCTCACCGGGGGAAGCGGGATGACTGCCATGGTTTCGCTCACCAGAACTGTCAGGCCGGTATCGAAGTGGGCGAGTGCGTTCGATATATCACCGGGCGTGTTGTTCGTTCGTCGAAGTTTGAACGTCAGGATTTGCTCGCTGTTGAAAGTCGCGATGCTGAAATCAAATCGGCCAGTTGCCAGAAGAAGATATGTCCCCGCATCTGCCAGAGTTATCGCTCCGTTGAGGACTTGAGCCGGTGTGATCGTCATCGCCTGCGATCCACCCGATTGATAATTCGAAGTCAGCGGCAGCGCCGTCAGAATCTTTCCCGAGGGTGAGACCCCCGCGCCGGTGCTGATTGTGTTTCCGGTCGCGGTGTTGGCTCCCACGTTGTCATAGTTCAGAGTGGCGCTGGTCGTCGTCGGTTTGGAGACTACGGTAAAGTTACCAGCGCCAGTGATGAAGACGGTTTGTCCTGGAAGCATCCAAGAGGAATCCGCGACGTTGATTGTCACGTTGCCGCCGAGCCCCGGAACAATGAAGTCGGCAGTGGTGTTCGTGAAAGAATTAAGTCCGTTTGTTCCGTCCGTGCCGTCCGTGCCGGGGGGACCTTCAACTCCGGGGACATTTACAGTCGGAACATCGGGGCAAGGGGCACAGCAAGATTTTGGCGTACTCATATTTTTCTGGCTGCGGGGTCAAGCCAAGATTAGAGTCCTCTTCCGCAGTCCGATGTCAAACAAAATAGCAAAGTACGGTCTCGACTGGACCCCCGAAACCGACGACCTCCAAAAAGAGTTTTACATGATTCGCCGGGGCGGGAAGTGGCAGGGCGAACGCGGAGAAATCGGCTTGGGACTTTTCGAACACTACAAGCGCGCAATGACGCTCATTTGGCCCGAAGACGATTGGCATCGCTGGGCTGAACTTTCGTTGCAGGAGCAGATTCAAAACACGATCACTGGCATGATGGGTCCCGCCAGTTCCAACAAGACGTACTCCGGGGCCAAATTCGCCCTGACTGACTATTGGGTTTTCCCGGAAAACACTTGCACGCTGGTTTCCTCGACCGACGTTCGCGGCCTGGAGCTTCGAGTGTGGGGGAAGATCAAGGACCTCTACAACCGTGGCCGGGAGCGCTTCGATTATCTCCCCGGCACTGTCCTTGAATCCATTCATGCGATCGCCACGGACGACATCGAGGAAGACGATCGAGCGCGCGTCCTCACGCGGGGGATCATCTGCATTCCCTGCTTGCAGAGCGGACGCTACGTCGGGCTGGGAAAATACGTCGGCATCAAACAGAAGCGCGTTCGCTTGTTCGCTGACGAGTGCCAGTTGATGGGCATCACCTTTCTGGATTCCGTCTCGAACTTGAAAAACAATCCGGACTTCAAGGGTGTGTTCATGGGAAACCCGATCGACCCCATGGACCCGCTCGGAATGATCTGCGAGCCCGAGAGTGGTTGGACGAGTTTGGCTGAACCGACGAAGACGACTACCTGGGACACGAAATATCCTGGAGGCCGCTGTATCAACTTCGTGGGGACCGATTCTCCCAACAACGACTTCCCTCAGGATCAACCACCTCGTTACCCTTACATGATCAATCGCAAGTCGATTGACGAGGTTGAGGCGTTCTGGAGCAAGGATTCCCAGCAATATTATTCTCAGGCAGTCGGAGTGATGAAGACCGGCTTGCTGCTGAAGCGCGTTATTACTCGCGACCTCTGCATTCAGCACCGCGCTCTGGAAAAGGTGATCTGGGGCTCCGGTGAGAGGAAAAAGATTTATTCGCTGGACGCGGCTTACTCTGGTACTGGAGGGGACCGTTGTATTGGGGGCTGCATTGAAGTGGGGAATGATTTGGAGGGTCGTCAGATCATCAAGGTGAATCCACCAAAACTGATTCCCGTCAGCATTCGATCGGAGAAAATTCCAGAAGACCAAATCGCTGAGTACGTGAAGACGGACATGGACCAAGAGGGCATTCCGGTGGAGAACGGTTTTTATGACTCCACCGGACGCGGCACGCTGGGGTCTTCTTTCGCTCGCGTCTTCGGTGGTTCGGTGCCCGTGCCGATTGAATTCGGTGGAAGACCAACCAAGCGGCCTGTTCGCCACGACCTTTTCGTTATCGACGAACAAACTGGCCAGCGGCGGCACAAGCGCTGCGACGAACATTACCTCGACTTTGTTTCTGAGCTTTGGATGACAAGCCGCTACGTGATCGAGAGCGACCAGTTGAGGGAATTGCCCGAGGATGTTATGAGGGAGGGATGTCAGCGCGAGTACGGCACAGCGGCGGGGAACAAGTATTTTGTGGAGAGTAAACACGATAAAAAGGCCCGCGAGAGGATGAAAGTGAGCCCCGATCTCTACGACTGGCTTGTTACTGCGATCGAGGGAGCGCGCCGTCGTGGGTTCATTTTGCAGAAGCTTGGCGTGATAATGATCGAGAACGATAGCGACAAATGGCTTGACGAACGCAGGAGAAAGTTGGAAAAGCTCTATGGCTCTAAGCGTCTGAACTATGCCACTTAAAACAACCGCCACACTTCCTCCAGGTGGATGGGTGTACATCCAAAAGGGAAACGACGGCAAAGACCTCGCCAGATTCCGGTCAATGTCCCCGTTCAATGAGGCAGTCACCGAGATTCTGAGAGTCAGGCAGGCCAATGGTCTGCCCCGAGCTTCCGCCCAGGAAGTCGCTGAAGACCTCGACGCCGCACAGTGCGAGCGGCTGGGCTTTGACCCGAACTGGGTCCAGTCAAAAAAAAAGACTTTTACCTTTCAGCCGGTCAAACTTTTCAAGGTGTCAGCCCAGCACGTCCGGGAAACTGTTCAGGGTGCAGCCGAACGTCTTGGACAGTTGGTTGACGGTGCGAGCATCATTCGCCGTTGGTTTGGTGATGGACTTACTCCGGTCTATCCCGAGATTTCCCAGGCCCGCGCCAATGTGTGCACGACGATCAACAACGGAACTCCCTGTCAATTTAACAACCCCGGTTTCAGACCTGTTGAAGCGGCAGCCGAGTTTCTCCGATTGCTTGCAGAGCAAAAGAACGATCTCAAACTCTCTGTCGAAGGAGAAGACAAGCTACACACTTGCGAACTCTGCTGGTGCCACCTGCCGACTAAAGTTCACGTACCGTTGAAGCACATTTTATCCGAAACCCCGCAACCCATGATCGACAAAATCCGGCAGGAGCAACCCGCTTGCTGGATCGTCACAGAACAGAACAGCCCCGCAATATGAGCACACCCCTCCTGGTAGTCCTTCCCTTCTGCAAAAAAGACGTTGACCTCGCCGCGCAAATTATTCGGTGGATGGCAGAGATCAACACGCCAAAGGCAGCAGCCATTCTACTCGCCTCTGACGACGAGGTTCCCAGCGAGAGAGTAATAGAAATGGCGCGGGAGGCAAAGGCGACGTTCAACTTCGTTAAAGCGATGATGGTCCCCGTAACAGAAGGCGGCTGGCCTCCCAATAAGATGTTCCTGCAAGTGGCCTACCAGATTCAGGATCAATACCGCTGGCCTTTCTTTTGGATGGAGCCGGATTGCGTGCCGCTCGTTCCTGATTGGCTGGAGCAACTGGAGAATGTTTATGGCGATTGCCCGAAGCGGTTCATGGGACCGCTGATCACTCAGGACAAACAGCCCGAGCTTCCGAAGGTTCATTTGACGGGTTGTTCAATTTATCCCCCGGACTGCTATGGGATAATCGAGAACTTCCAGTCCGTGAGGAGCGGTCAAGACGCGTGGGACATTGGTTGCGCTGAAGCGGTAGTCCCCAAGTCTGCGGACACGAAACTGATTCAACACTACTGGGGCCTTCCGGAACTGCCGCCTGTGTTCGTGGAGTCGCGTGAGGCCGATTCCCCCAAGAACTTTTTGACGCTGAACTTTCTGAAGCCCGAGGCTGTGATTTTCCACCGGGACAAAACGCATTCGCTTTTGCCATTGCTACGAGCACTGAGAGCCGACTGCGTTCCCGTTGTCGGGAAGGCATTGGAGGAAGCATTTGGAGAAAAACTATTAACAACCCCACTCCCCGCTGAAATCGAGGTACCATAAACTTTTCAACGCCGGATAAAGTTGGCTCAGTAATCGACACAATGAGGAATGCGGAGGTCACGCGCGCCCCAAACCGCGCGCTCCTCAACTCTTTTTTCAATGGTGAGCCGCCGTGGACGCAAAAGGAAGCTCAGGACAACAACATCCTGATCAACTACAACGACAAGCAGGGCTGCACCCTGCTGCATCAAGCGCGCAACCAGTACGAGAACGCATTCAGCAAGGCCGGGAACTTTTTCAAAGTGACTGTGCCGGACGCGCCGGTCGACAAGCAGAGCGACACTGGTTTCAAAATCACCAATCGCATCAACAAGACCATGCGCCGAAGTCCGGCTTACTACTACACGCAGGATTGCGTTTGGGGTGGGGTCGTGCTCCATGGCGTTGGCGCAAAGGTGTGGTTCGATGAATTCAAGTGGCGCCCGCAGTTCGTGGGAATCCAGGACATTCTCCTGCCAACGGATACCGATCTCACGATGGATAATTGCCGGTACATCGCTTTCCGTCGAGGGATGAAGCCGGGGGAATTGTTCAAGCGCACGTTCGCCAAGCAGAAAAAGAACATTGATCCCGGTTGGGACCTCAAGAGCGTTCGCAAATTGCTGAACGATTTTAAGGACCTCAACACGAACAAGCAGAACTACGATTGGTCGAATAATCCGGAGCAGATGACGGAGTTGTATAAACAGAACGCTTGTTACTACGACGCCGACTCCGCTCCCATGATTTGGTTTTGGGATTTCTACCACTTGGAGGAGGAGACGACCAAGCTCACGAAAATGGGCTGGCACCGGAAGCTCATTCTCGACAAGGACGTTCAGTCTGGGAAGACGTTCAGCGACCCGGCGAGCTTCATCTACGCTTCGAAGAGGCCCTTTGCTCAGAGCATGGGGAACTTTGTGCATTTCCAGTTTGGCGACGGCAACAACGTGCCGCCGTTCAAGTATCATTCCATCCGAGCGCTCGCGTGGTTGGTTTACGATCTGGTCTGGATCATGAACCGGCTCAATTGCCAGTTCACGCAGCACGTCTTCGAGCAACTCATGATGCTCTTTCGCGTGAACGATCCCGCCGACAGGGATCGCATGACGAAGTTGGTTTTGCAGGGCATTGTGGGATTGCTTCCCGAGGGCTTAAACATGGTGACAGCCGATGAGCGGTATCAGGTTCAGGCTCCGCTCGTTCAAGGGCTCATTTCCAATTTAAAGCAGCGAGTGGGCGAGACCGCTTCGATGTACACGCAGAACGTGGACAGCGGGACGCAGAAGGAGCGCACCAAATACGAAGTGCAGGCCCTTCTCGCTCAGGTTAGCTCCCTCATGTCGTCCATGCTCGGGCGTGCCTACCGTCAGGAGTACTTCGCGGACGTGGAAATTGCCCGTCGTTTCGGCATTAAGAATTCTGACGATTTCGACGTGAAGAAATTCCGGCGCGACTGCATCAACGACGGCGTGGACGAGAAATATCTGGACCCGGAGCGCTGGGAGGTCGAAGTCGAGCAGGTCCTTGGAAACGGAAACCGGATGCTCGAAATGGCGGAAGCGACCGAACTCATGGAGCGCGTCAATGTGTTCGATCCCGGCGCGCAGCAGGAGATCAAGCACGACTACGTCCTCGCGGTTACGAACAACGCTCGCAAGGCTGCGCGGCTTGTGCCGCTCAATGCGAAGTCGAAAGTCACGGATTCTGTGGATCACGCCCAGCAGTCGTTTGGCTCGTTGATGTTTGGCGCGGACATGGAGCCCAAGGAGGGCATGAGCCACATTGAGATCGTCGAGACGCTCCTGCGAATGATGGGGCAGGTTGTTGAACGCATCAAGGCCACTGGCGGCGTCGGCAAACCCGAGGATTTGGTTGGTCTGGAGAACGTCGCGAAGTATATCGGCAAGCACATTATGATCATCGCCCAGGACCCGAAGGAAAAGGCTCGGGTCAAGGTTTACGCCGACACGCTGGGCAAGATCATGAACGACGTTCGGGCCTTCGCCCAGCGCCAGCAGGAGGCCGCGCAGAAAGCCTCGCAGCAGCAGGACCCGGAGGCCATGGCGAAGATTCAAAGCGAGATGGCAATTCTCAAGGTGAAGCTCCAGGGCAAGGACGCGACAGCCAAGCAGCAGTTGCAGCACAAGGAGCAGAAGTTTGTGCAGCAGCAGCGGCACAACGAAGAGAAGAGTCAGACGGATTTGAAGCTCCGCACTGGACAGGCTGTCGCGGAGACCTTCATCAACGGAGTCAAGCAGGGTGCGACTCCGAAAAGTCCGATGTCTGAGAACTGATCGCTGTGAGCCTTCAAAACGATAGCATTTTGTTTTACGACTACGGGCTCTTTGTGAGCCTCGCGGAACTCTGCACGAAGTTTTTTGGTCGCGTCGGCTACTTCTCTCCGTGGGAGACCTCGTTCAGCGATGGTCGCGAGTTGATGATCGGCTACGGATTGAAGGGCGTCGAAAAAATCAAATACTTCGACAAGGTTGTGGACGAGTTCAGTTTGATTTGCTTCCCGGATTGTCACGACGGTTGGCTCCAGAAGTATCTCCGCGATCACGGATACCGTGTTTGGGGATCAGGTTTAGGCGCCGAGCTTGAACTGGCGCGCTGGGCGACCAAGGAGCGGCTGGAGGCCGCTGCGATCCCCATTGGAGAGTCTCACCTTGTAACCGGCACAGCCGCACTGAGGAAATTCTTCCAGGACAATCCCAGCGACAAGGGCTGGTTTGTGAAGGTCTCCGGTTTTCGCGGCCTGGGAGAGACGTGGTTCGCCAGAGACTACGTCGACGCGAAGGGTGCGATTGATGAATTCGATTTGAAATATGGCGGACTGCAATACCTCACGCCGTTCATCATCGAGGCCAGCATTCCGGACGCGAAGGAGATCGGCTACGACGGTTTTTCGGTGTTTGGACAGTTCCCGAAATCCTCTTTCTGGGGCATCGAGCAAAAGGACAAGTCCTACTTTGGGAAGGTTTCGAACTACGATGATCTGCCACCAGAATTGATCGCGGTGAACAAGGCAGTTGCTCCCGTGATGAAGGAGCTTGGTTACTGCAACGCATTCTCCAGCGAACTCCGTAACGACATCCCGATTGATCTCACCTGCCGCCACGCTTCGCCTGCCGGTGAAGTCATGTGGGAGGCGATGGAGAATCTCGACGAGGTTCTTTTCTACGGAGCCGAGGGAACGCTTGTTGAACCGAAGTGGAAAGCGAAATTCGGAGCGCAGATTTTGCTCTGCTCAGAATGGGCTCTAGATCGCTGGCAACCGATTCGATTCCCGGAGGAAATCCGTGAGCACGTGAAGATTTACAATCATTGCCGCGTTGACACGAAGGAGGACGGCGGAGTTTTGGATTTTTTCATCCCGCAGATCGCGAAGATGAAACAGATCGGTTCGGTTGTTGCGCTGGGCGACACTCCGGAAGAAGCCGTTGACAAGTGCAAGGAGATAGCCGAACAGGTTCGCGGGTTCGATCTGGAATCCGAGGCCGATTCCCTCGACAAATGCGTTGAGGAAATGGAGGAGGAGCCCGCTCAGGTTGGAAATTGAGTCTGCTGCGGAACGTCCTCGTCGGACACCCTCGCCGCACTTTCAAAGCGCGTGAATGATTTCAGGAAAGTCAGATTCACGTCCCCGGTTGGACCGTTGCGCTGCTTGGCAATGAGTAGGTTCATCGCGACGGCGTCGTTGTAGTCGTCCTCAGAATCCTCGTCGTCAGATTTCGGTCGGTACAGCATTCCCACAAAATCCGCGTCCTGCTCGATCGCGCCGGACTCCCGGAGGTCCGCCAACCTGGGCTTGCGATTCTTTTCGCGCTCCATTTCCCGGTTGAGTTGGCTCATGACGATGATCGGGATTCCCAGTTCTTTCGCCAGCGCTTTGATCCCGCTGGAAATGTCGCTGATTTCCTCCTGTCGACTCTTCACCTTGCGGTTGGTCGATTTCAGGAGTTGAAGGTAGTCGATCACGGCGAGCTTGATGTCGTATTGCATGGCCATGCGGCGCGCTTTGGCACGCAGTTGCATAATCGTGAGCGCCCCCGAGTCGTCTAAGTAAATCGGGGCGTTCATCAAACGGTCGGCGGCTGTCCGGAGTCGCGGTACGTCCCTCTCTGCGAGGAATCCCTCCCGGATGCTCCGCAGGTTCACGCGCGCCCGAGAGCAGAGCATACGCAGCGTGAGCGACGGCGCCGACATTTCCAAAGAGAACACTCCGACTGGCAGTTTGGCTTCGAGCGACACGAATTCCGCGATGTTCATCGCCAGCGAGGTTTTACCCATCGAGGGCCTGCCAGCGATCACAATCATTTCCGAGGCTTGAAGCCCTGAAGTCATCTTGTCGAGGTCGGTAAATCCCGTGGGGATTCCAGTGACGACGCCCTGACGCTGGACATAATCCTCTATCGTGGAAATGTTCTCACGAATAAGCGTCTTGATCGTCTTCACCTCATTTTCCTGACGCCTTCCACGGATGCTGAGCATGTCCGCTTCGATCGTGTCCATCAATTGGTCGACTTCGCCCTGGTAGGTGTAGACGCGCTCGCCAACCTCAACGGAAACCCGAAGGGCTTTTCGGAGAATGAATTTCTCCACGATTACGCCGAGGTAGTAATTCAGGTTGGAGGCGGACGGAGTTGAATCTGGAAGCGCTGAGAGGTAGGCGATTCCGCCAACCTGCTCAAGCATGTCCTTGTCTTTGAGTTGCTGCTGGAGACTGATCACGTCAATGGTTATGCCGCGATCGTACATCTCCACCAGCGCGTCCCAGATCGTGAGGTGCCGCAGATCGTAGAACTCCTGCCCGTTGTCGCGGAGGGCCTCGATTGATTCGGCCATGCACTCTTTTGGCGAGAGGAGGATGCAGCCCAGCGCCGCCGTTTCGCACTCTATTGAATGCGGCGGGAGGCGATCAACGGGGGTGGCAGAAATGCCGTTTCCTTTTCGGCCACCCCTCTTCAGGTCCGCAGGCTGAGCGCTGTCCCAATTTTCAGCCTCGTCGCTCATCATGGTACTAGAACTATTCTGACTTTTGGATTAACTGCTTGATAAATTTCAACGCGATCTATGTCCATGACTTCATTGGGATCGTTGGGCGGCATTTCAACACCGATCTCCAGATACCCCGGAATCCCATCCAGAATTTCCAACAGGTCTTTGACTTTCATTTCCGTTGAAGGACGACCGAGTTATCAGCGGCCACTCCAGGCAGGAGTTCGGTTCGGAACGCGGCGAGCGTGTTCTGGAGACGCACCAATCGGGTCTTCGTGATTCGCTCAGCCTTATCGCGATCGTCTCTGGCGAACTCCCTGAGAGTTGTTATTTTTTCGGAGTTGCTGGGATCGTCCAACTTCGCCATTTCGTCGGCCTCAGCGTCCTCTTTTTCAGCGCGCTTCGTTAATCTAACCACGCGCTTTTTGGCTCGGTCGATGTCCTTGATGATTTGAGCCTCGTCGGTGTAGCGTTTTGGTGGGTGGTGCATAAGTCACCTGTTGGCGAAATCTACCGTGTTAACCTCCACAACAACCGAACCGTCCCGGACCATGCGGGAGGCGATTCGCACGTCAATCAGGTTCGCAATTTTGTCCAGTGAGTAATTGGAAGTGATGATCGTCCACTTGTTGATTCGGTCACTGAGGACGCGCCACATGTATTCGCGCTCGGTCCCCTTTTGATCAAGTGAGCAGGACAGTTCATCAAGCATGAGCAGGTTCGCGTCTCCCATTTCCTCAATCCTCCAGAATTCACCGTCCATGATTTTTCCGAAAGTTTTAGGCCAATGCCTCCGCATTGCTCCTGACGTTAGGCTGGGATGATCAACGAGCGGCTTGAGGTTCTTCAGGTGATTGAAAACGATGTCCGCAAGGAAGGTTTTCCCTGTCCCTGGGGTGCCGCAGAATGTGATCCAGTGCGGTTCGTGGTTGATCGTTGCTGCGTCGGCGAATGTTTTTGCCGTCTCCAGCATCAAAACCAACGTCGCGTCCTCGAAGGTTTTAAAGTCCCGGAAGGTTGGCACCTTTTTGGGCGGACTTTTTCGCGGTCTCTGAGTTGTATTGGCTGGGATCGCCGAGGATTGCCGAATTTCTGTCATAACGCGGGGGATTATGTTTTTGAGTGGTTGCATTGACGTTGCGGGACCAGTTACGCATTGAGGCTTTCCAGTCCTTCATCGGGTTTCGTCCTACTTTCCAGCCGTTTGACTGGTAATAATCGAAGCACTTCGTTGATTCTGTTACAGATAGACCTATGGTCTTCCCGTATTCAACCATGTTGTTCAGTGATGGTCTGTCCGGGACATGTCCGGGACCAACACGGGACCGCTCTGCTTCTGTATCTGTACTCTGTACAGGGGTACAAGGGTTAGGGGGTACAGGGGGAAAGGGGGAGAGGGGAGTCGATCGGCTGCGGTATTCCTTCTTCCGCTCAGCCTCAGACATGCGAACCATCTCCTTGGAAGCAATCTCCCTGTATTTTTGGTAGTTGACGATGATCCAGCCCCAGGACCGATGTTCATCCAGGCGAATAAGCCTGCGTCCGTCGTGATCTGGAGTCCGGCTCTGCGTGTCTGGGCTTTCGAGGTTTGCGATCGCCCGCTCAACAATGTCCAGCGGGACCCCGGTTCGCCGCGATATGCTGTCCGGAGTCATATCGACGATCCAGTCTGAGCCCACCTTTCTGGCGAGCTTCAGGAAGTCTTCGAATACGTGCCGGATTTGCCAGTCGGAAGCTATCGACGAATCAAGAATTTGCTCAAATACTTTGGCGAACATCACCAGACTCCTTCAACTACACCCCCGGCGCGACGAGGGACAATCCCGCTCTGACGAACGGTAAAACCCGAGTTTCCGAGGGTGTAGTTGAAAAAGTGTGGCGTCATTTGTGAACGTCGCATGCCGGTTATCTCATGCGTTGTCTATGGGGTCAATGGAAACTTGTTCCCAGTTGTTCACTAAAATTGTTGTTGACAAGTCAAGCCGCTCGTTCATTATCCACGACGATTGAGCGACGATCAAACAACTCCCAAGACTGATTTTCTATTTCGGGTCGGCCTGCACGTTCGAAAGATCGGGGGCGATTACACCTTTTCGGGCGAGATCGTGAGTGCGTTCACGAAGAAATCTGGCGCCTGCCGGTACGTCGTGGAGGACGATCGCGGCATACTTCATATTTTCAATCACAATCAACTCGCTGTTGAACCGAGTCCGAAGCAATGAACCTGAACGATATTTCGAAAGCAGTTCACGCTGCGAACATCAAATGGTGGCAGGACCCGGCGACTGGGCAGCCGATCAAGCGCAACAAGGGCGAGCTTATTGCCCTGGAGCACTCAGAATTGAGCGAGTGCCTTGAGGGGGAACGCAAGGGATTGATGGACGACAAACTTCCTCAGTATCCGATGGCGGTTGTTGAGCAGGTCGACACGATGATTCGGATATTTGACTACCTTGCCGGATTCCATTCGCAGTACGATGTTCAGGAGGTTTTCGACGCTAAAATGGCTTACAACGCGAAGCGGCAGGATCACACACATGAGGCCCGCTTGATCGCTGGAGGCAAACAATTTTGAGAATCGTCATCGAAACGATCGAGCACAAGGACCAGAGGTATCCAACCGTGGGTGATTGGTTTTACGACTATACTTATTTTTGCAAGGAGTGCTCTCAAAGCATGATCACTCCACGGGTTGAAGCAGTCACGTGCCCTGGGTGCAGGCGCGAGCACCTGCCGTTGATCAACGTCACGCTTAATATCCGCGTCAGCAAGCTTCCGTGTTGGGAAATGGAGGCGCTGATTGCGGTCCACGAACTTGTTGAAGTTCTGATCTGTAGAGCCGATCGAGTTGAGCAAAAGTCTGTGGATGATTTCGACATTGAATTTGAAAATAGGCGGGCGAAGGGTAACAACGACGAGCCTGGAGACGATCCAAACGCTCCGTATAAAAAGCAACACTGCATCGCCACTGGAGTTGAGCGAATTCTCGCCGCTGCTCTTGGTGTGAATTGGAGCGATTACGCCGACGAAATCGAGAAGCTTCCGTGAACTGCGATTTTTACAAGTGTCCGGAAAAGGCGGAGTGGAAGGTCAACTTTGAATTCCGATCCAACCACAACAGCCCTCCCGTGATTCACCAAACCGACATTCACGCTTGTTCATATCATCGCTCAACCACGACGCCAGAGACATTGCTCAACGATCGCGCGTTCCACATTGCCGCCGAAGAGATACTGAAATCTGGAAGGCTGCCGCCTGACAAAGAGTTAACAACTATCCAATGGGAGAAGGTCAATGTTTGAGATTAAAATCCAGGTCAAGGAGTTGGAGGGCCAAGTCACGACGATGACGATCATTCCCGTGGGGCTGGAGACCGCGACCGAAAGGGAGAGGGCGACCATGTGGCCGGTCTACCAAATGGCAAAAGATTTCATGGACTTTCGGCAATCACAATCCGGAAACGCCGCCTCGATGGAGGCCAAAACTTTGACACCGGAGCAGATCGACGCTTTCCATAATTCATTTCTGGAACAACAAAAGAACAAGCACCGTGGGCGACCAAACCCTGAACCAGAAAGTTGAAAAGCTCTCCATGTTCGTGATCTACGAACACCCGGACGATTTTCCAGGCGAGTACGTAGTGCGGCGTCACGAACTTCGTGAAGGCTGCCCCGGCATCGTCGTCCCCATGGAGATGATCGGCCAGCCGCAGAAGACGCTCAGCGCCGCTCGCGATTTGGTGCCCGATGGTTTAACCTGCTTGGCCAGCGACCCGGAAGACCTGCCTTGCATCAAAGAGGTCTGGGTTTGAAAAAGGACAAGCATGTCACAATCGAGCGACCCGCAGTCCCCGAGCCGACTGATGTTGGCGGGTTCGAGCTTTATCTACTTGAAAAGGGGATTGAGCATTACGTGCCTGGGTGTCCATGCTATGCCTGCAACGCAAACCGGAAATACTTTGCTGAGCATTGGTCGGTTGTGCCTGTGGCGGACGGAAGACCCCATTGAAAACTGATCATGTTCCACGACCCCATAGCAGTTGAAAAGTTCAAGCAACTCGTTGACGAGTTCTCGATTAACACACTGATTGAGACCGGCACCGATCAAGGCCACGGAGCGCGCGAGGCGAAAAAGATCGTCAACCACGTTCACACGATCGACAACAACAGCGACCTATTTTTGAAACGTAATCTGGGGCCTGGAATATCGGAGTGGTGCGGAAATTCACCCGATATTTTAAGAGGGCTTCTGACGCTGTCAGCCGAAATTCCATTGAGACCCACCATTTGCTTCTACCTTGATGCCCACGGTGGGGAGTACTGGCCGCTATTGGACGAGTTGAAGGTGATCGCTGAGCTTGGCCCAAGGTCTTGCGTGATCATCATCCACGATTTCAAGGTCCCCGGCAAGCCGTGGGGATTTGATAGTTACGGAGGCAAGGACCTTGATCTGGACTATGTCCGAGAGTCGCTGTCGTACATCAATCAGGACTTCAATCTTTCGTACAACCAGGTCGCGGAAGGGAACAAGCGTGGCATCCTCTACGCACTCCCCCCGATCGAAAGGAGCAGTCTGACATGAAATTGCTGAAGATCATTGGCGGCGCGGCGCTGCTGCTCACCACGTCCTGCGCGACGAAGCCAACGAGTTTCGGAATCCCGAATTTTTACAAGGTGAGCCCCGGAGTTTGGCGCGGGGGCCAGCCAAGCAAGGAGGGATGGGACTACCTGAAATCCTTTGGTGTAACCAAGGTGATCAAACTCAACACCGAGCGTGAGGGCTCCGACAATTACGCCGAACAAATCGGCATGACGGTCTACCGCGCGCCGATCAATTTCTGGCAGCAGATCGGCCTGGAGTCCCTGCAACCCGGATTCGTGTTCAACCGCTACGGGGGAATTTCGATGACAAACATCTTCATCCACTGCCAGCGCGGTGAGGACCGGACAGGGCTCGTCGTCGGCATGTATCGCATTCAGTGCAACGGCTGGAGCAAAGAGAAAGCGCAGGAGGAAATGATGCAGCACAACTTCCACCCGATCCTGCACGGTCTCTGGGAATTCTGGGAGGACAAGGTCAAGTGAAAGTCTCTGAAGCCAAAGCGCTCAAGCGTGGAGACTGTGTCCGCATCTTCAACGGCAACGTGCCAACGGACGTGATGGTTACGGCTGTTCACGATCTCGATCGTAATCGCATCCAAGTTGACGTGAAGTGGCAAGACAGCGCCGGTTTTGTCCGCGACGACTCCCGCCTGCACTACAGCGTTTACATGATCCCGTCGACGCCGCAGCGTGTGGGACCCCACAAGGGCCAGCGCGACACGACCAACGAGTTGAACGCTGCCGACGTTCCCGGAGAAATCGTCCGCTGCGCGATCAAGGTGGAGACGTGGATGAACAAGCAGGGACACAAGAACTGGAAACTGTGCGGGATTCAATCGAGGGACTGAATGAAAAGCCCGAAGCGTCAAAGGCGAGTGAGGATGCACTACTACTCCAAAGTTGTAAGGATACTCAACACGGCGAGACAATGGGAGCGGGTGCGAATCATCAAGGCTCTTTGCTTCCTTTATGGGGTGAACAAGTGACACCCTTCCTTCAACTCACGATCGAGTCCTCGCGCCGCATCTGGCAGCGCAACAAGAAATTCGCTGATCCTCGCTTCGTGTGGACTGATCACGGACTCGCTGGGAGGTGGACGTTCGAAACTGAACCGATCACGCCCCCCGCCCCCGGAGGGATAAAACAATACCATGGGCCAAGCAAAACGTAGAGGCACAGCCGAGCAGCGCGCGGAGATGGCGATCGAGCGGAACAAGTTCCTGGAGACCGCGCTGCCGCAGAATCCTGCCCTGCCGATGAACAAGTTCAAGGCGCGTCAGGGCGTCATGGGCCTGCGCCGAGTGGCCGCGCTGCTCACCATGGTTGGCGCGATCGCGGCGCCGGTCCACGGCAAGCCGCTGAGCAAGGAGATCAAGGGATTGAAATGAGCGTCCGCCAAGAAGCTCCGTTACCCTTCAGCCTGCCCGCTGTTGTCGACATCGGGACTACGTCAGTCATCAAGCGAGTTGATCGCATCTGTGGAGTTTACGTGCTGGTGGATTTTGCAGATACCGGAGTGTTTGAGTTTGTGTATGTCGGCCAATCGGTGAACGTGATTTCCAGAGTCACCGCACACCATCACATGAAGTGGAATCGGGCGGTTATTATTCCCTGCGCCCCGGACCAACTCGACGCCGTTGAAAGGACCCTGATTGTGCTCTTTTTTCCGGATAACAATCGCGCACACATGCCCCCGAACGGGCAGGGAAAATCAATCCTGGTCGATGCTATTGAATCGTCTGTGCGACGAGTGGCAAGAGTCGCGTGGTATGACGTGATTGCGTCGGCTCTTTACAAAGACGCCGGTTGGCCCAATGTAACACTATTGAAATGAACAAGCGCGTCGTCCTCCCCATCGAAGAGATCGAGCTTTGCGCCTTAGCGGGTATCGCGCGGCAGATTGAGAACCTCAAACTGAACCGCAAGCCCGCCCATGGAGATGAATCTCTCAACGACTGGCAAATTCACATTGAGGGAATCCTGGGCGAAATGGCGCTGTCGAAGTTCCTGGGCCTGCCGTGGAATGGCAAGGGCATCTTCCGGGGTCCCGACGTGGGCGACATGGATTGCCGAACCGCACCGAGGGATGATTACGCTCTTCGCCTGCACCCCTCCGATCCTGACGACCGAATCTTTTGGCTGGTCTGCGGGAAAAATGGAACGTACGTGATCAAGGGCTGGACGTACGCCCGCGACGGGAAGCGACCGGAGCTTTGGGGCTCACCATACGCCAAGAATCGTCCCGCCTTCTGGGTCCCACAGCATGAGCTTTGTTCGCCCGAGAGTTATTTCGATCTGTTCGGAGCGTTTGGAAAACAACCACCAGAACCAGACTGGCCCGACGTGATGGGCACTGGTTAAAAAGGTGACGACGTGAGCGAGCACGATCCCAACTGCGACGTGAACGACATCAACCCCGAGGGGATTAAGAAGCCCTGCAACTGCGGCGTCGATTTCATACTGCTCTGCTGCCCGTGGTGCGGACACTTCCCAACCGTGCGGGAGTGCGATCCCCGGACTCACCGTTTCATGGTTCATTGCGGCAATCCGCAGTGTCATGTCAACCCGGAAGCGCAGGGCATGGGAATGGCGATGGCGATCGTCCGCTGGAACCGAAGACTTCCGTACGAAAATTGGAAAGCCACACAACCAAAGGACCCATGACCCGAACAATAAAAATCACTCCCGTCCTCGTCCGCATCGTCCGCTGGTATCGTATTATCAGGGGCTCCGCATCCTTCGAGAACAAAGTCACTGTTGCGTGGCAGGAGAAGGAAGTTCCGGACCCCGACAATGACTGGCATTTTCGGCACTCGAAGGGCTGGAAGCGGCGCCAGCGGACGATCACCGTGGAGGACCTGGATCGGAGATTTTCCAAGGTCCCGCCGAAAACCACTTGACAACCCCCTCCCATGTGTGGAATAAGACGCACGTTGAACTTGGACCATGTAGCTCAATTTCGCCGCGCGTGCCTTTTGGTGGGGCAAAATCGTCCAAGATTTCAACAACGCGCGGCGCTTCCTTTTCACGCAGCAAATCAGGAGTGTATCCCTGTTCGTTCGCTGTGTGATCGGCGCATTACTATGGTGGTCGTGCGCCGGTTTGATCTGGGGTGGAAACCAGACGCAAGGCCCGCGGGAGCCTTCCCTTCCACGAATCCCGCCGCGGATCGGTTCATTGGCGGCAGGACCCCCGGCGTCGGAGGAACCGAACGGGGGTCCTGTTTTATGCCCGCCCTGGTCCGTCAGTTCGGCGGGACCCTTGCTGATCTTCTGACTCGTACTCGAGTACAACACCCCCTTTCCCCGCTATCCGCACGCAGCAGTGCAGACGCAGATAACCAACGCATGGTCACAGTAGGGCCGCTGATTGAGCCCAAGCCATGTGTCAACGTGCCGTCCCCGAGCAGGGGGGCATGGGCCTGCGACAACAAAGTCCGAAGAGGTCCGCGTCGACGGCATTTACCGCTGTCCTTACGCCTGTCCCCGCAGCGCCGCGACCAATAGTCAAACCCGACAGTCCGCCCACCCATGGCAGTAAACACCATGGGGCGCGGAGCAGGAGCCCGCCGAAAGGCCCTCTCCTGTCACGGCATCTATAACGCGCGTGGGTATAACTCCACCTACGAGGATGTCCCGGACATGTCCCGGACAAATCCGGACACGGTCCACAGGAAGGACACAATGAAGATGACTCGAAAGAGGTTGCGCCGATCCAGGAGGCGATTCTTCAGGCGTTTACGCCGCAGCGGGTTCGAAGTCACCTACGTCCACGCCTACCTACCACAGAGCAGGGCCATGATCCCGATCCTGCACAAGAGACCTGGCCGGTAACACCCACAGGAACCGCTGCAAGTCATTCATCCACAACTGAAACAACTGGCCGGTATATGAAAATACACCGCCGATAAAAGAGGCGCGCGGTAAAACCCCGATACCACAGCGTAAGTCATTGATCCCGTAGAGTCTGAACTGCGCGGTATTCCAGAGCCAACTCGTATAAAAGAGGGGGCGTCACATACGATCGGGCACGCCGCGCGGGGGGTGCCGCCCTGGGCCCGCCGTGACGGTCCAGCCCAGCGCAAAAGCATGCTTAGGAGTCACTTACGAAAGGAGCAAGCCCGATTGAAACATAATAAGCATTGTGATGCCCTTATTCTGGAAGCGGCTGTGATTCAACCGCTTGCGCTGTCGACTCAGTGGGCGCCACGATAGGAGCGAGCGAGCGACCCGGCTTTGCGACCTTGCGGACCCCAGGTCGCGGGGTGCCAGTCAATGTGCACCATACGTCGAAAAGTCTTGAGTGTGAAGCGCTAAGGTCTCGCAACGTGGCAGCGTTTGCGGTGCCGTCATCACTGTGCGCTTTGTCCATTGCAATTTCGAGTCTTTCCAACTCCTTTTCAACTCTGGCGAGTCTGGACTCCTGCGGGGTGAGCTTTGGGGGTGGCAATGGTGCTGGGATAGCAAGCCCACGCAACTCTTCAAGGTTCGCTTGCTCGAACAGCCCACGCAACTCTGTCCACTTCTCTCGCTTGTTCCATGCCTTGACGGTCTCATAAGCGACCCGGTATTTTCTCGCGATGCTGGCCAGTGTCCCCAGCCCCCGGACAAAGTCTCTGCGAGCATTCTGGCGGGTGGCAAGTGACGGTCGCAAAGTGGGGGTCTCTGGGGGTGCTGGCGGGGGGATTTCGGCTGCTGCAATCATGCCGGACTTGTCGCACAGGTCTCGCTCCCAGGGCAAGCGAAATCCCGTATTATTACGGACTATCTTGTGGGCTTGCTCGCTGGTATGTTGCCAGCCTACGGTATAACAACAAACGAACAGACAAACGACAATGAAGACAAACGATTCAACACAGGCCGCGCGGGTCGCGGTCAAGATTCACCTTTCATCGGACCCCACTTGGCCGATGTTCTCAGTCTCTCTCCCTGGGCATCAAATTACCCGCTGGTTTAAAACGCGCGGCGCCGCAAAGCGCTATATAACGCTGAACGGTTTCACGGTTTACACTGCTAAGCCCATGGTTCGCGTTGCACAGGACAAGCTCGAAGCGCTCCGCGCGGTCGCGGTCGCTGCGGAGTCATTCAGGGCGGTTGCCCAGTACTGGTTTAATTATCCGCTGGGCTTGCCCTTCGCACGGTGGAACGTCGACGACAGAACGCGCTATGAGACCGCCGAAAAAGCTTTGAACAAAGCGCTCGCAACTCTGGCCACGGCGGAAAGGAGCGCACAATGAGCGGCGCCTACAAAACCTTTTGCACAAGTTGCCTTGCCTGTGGCGGCACGACTTCTAAAGCGTACGCCCGCCAGCATGAGGGCAAGTGCAAGTCTTGCGTCTCTGGAGTCGCGGCTGCCCCTCGCGGGCTTGTGTGCCCCACTTGCGGGGAGCGCACCTTGAGCCCATACCAGAAAGCCCACGGATACCATTGCGACAATTGCACGCGCGAATCGGACCCGGTTGGCTACGCTCGCGAATGCTCAACACCGTACGAGGGGGACTACTGATATGAGCGAACGCATTGAACCCCTGAGCATCGCTTGCCCCATTTGCGGGTCCGTGCTCAAGCCGGAAGAGAAGCTAATCGTCATTTGGAGCATGCGGCACGCCCATTGGGTGACGTGGCACGCGAGACCAATGACGGCGGAAGAGATTGCCGCTGGCGCCTATCAATCAGACTCGCTTCCCCGGGGCTTTAAATCATGGTGCGGTCAAGCCCGCATTGCCACGGTCGCTTTCAACGGACCCCTCCCAGATGACGGGCTCACAGTCTGCAAGGAGTGTGAGTCTCGCGTCCGTAAAGTCGACGCGAAGGGGCTTTGCTCCGTTTGTGCCCGCATTGAATTGAAAGGAGGGAGCAATGAGTAAGACAACGCGCGCCAGTGTCATGCAATGCCCAGCCGCAAGCCGCTGGCTTAAGTCCGCACTCGCGGCCACGGAGAACAGAGACCCCGTCGACTCTCTCAACGATTGCGAAGTCTTGCTTGAGATATTGAAAGCGGAGTGTGAGACCGCGAGCGGGCTTGCTTCGCTTGAAATGCCGGACCCCCTCGCGACTCCGGAAAAGCAACGGGACGAAAAGTACGCGGAGCTTGGCTTAGAGCTTGCCCAAATCCTGGGCTTGCGCCGCGACTGTGATCACGAAGACCGCTGGCGCACCGGCTGGGGCACGAAGACAAACCTGGGCTTGTTCCGCACTGTGGAGCGCTTCATTCAGGAGGGGGGAATATGAGGGCTGTTAAAGTTTACACTGTGGGCGCCCGTGTCTTTTGCGACTTTCACTTTGGCGGCAAACCGCTGGGCGTTGCTGTCGCTGTGCTCAAGCCGGGTCCGGGGAACAATTCCAGCGGGCTTGTCCGGGTCCGGATCACGGAAGACTCTGGGGCCTATCGCAAAGGTCAATTCGTTGAAGTCCCGTCTTGCTACGCTGTGCCCCGTGCTCAGGAGTTGCGACTCAAGCCGGGGCAAATCTTCCGCCGGGTCTCAACGCGGTACACCTGGGCGTGATATGACGAAACTTGAAAAGCCAGTGACACGTGAAACCGCGAAGCGTATCGGCTCTCGCGCGGTGCTCATAACCATTGCCCCAGCCGGTTCGCAGTCTGAAGCGCTAATCGGTTTGCGGCTGAAAGGCAAGCGGACCCGGTACGTAGTGGCCCTTTCGGACCTTTACCGCATGGCTGCCCTGTGGCATGGGCAGAAGCTTGCTCAGGCGAAACGGGACGCGCGCAAGGCTGGGGTGCGTTGGAGCACGGCACGTAAACAATTCGAAGCGGCGCACCGCATTTGAACAGCGGCGGCGCCGTGGCCCCAGGTCGCGGCGCCAGCGCTGGGCAAAAGCCCAGTGGAACAATTCAACGAAACACAAACGACAATGAGCAAAACCGAATTCCCCCCAGTCCACGAATGGACGGGTCCAACCGGAGTCAAGTTCCGCGATGTTCGCGAACCGTCCGGCACGTACTACCACGACACAACGCCGCGCGCTGTTATTGAAGCGCTGGAGCGCGCACACGCGAGCAACGCGCACGTTCGCTTGTTCCTGGGCGATGCTGCAACCGGGAAAGACTGGCTTGAAGAGAATGACGTTGCCGGATACCTGGGCAGGTCTACGGGCCCGGTCAAAGTCCTCTTGCTCCTGAAGTCTAAACAATCGTCCGGGGGTCCGGCAATCCTGTGCGATTGCATTGTGCGGTTGCTTGTCGACGGCACGGAAGTTTATCGGCACCCCGGATATTTGACCCCGGTGTTCAAAATCATGGCTGGCACGCTTGCGGGTTATCCGTTCGAAGCTTGGCTGAAAGACGGCACGGAAGCGCACGCACGCTTTGCGAACCGGCAAGCCGCCGTTCGGTGGATTGCATTTATGCGGGGAGAGCGGCTTAAACTCTGAACTTTCGCCCTGGGGTTCTCGTTTGTCCCCTGGGGCACCCGTCCCGTACTGGCCCAAGGTTCGCCTTGCACTTACGGGACGGGCACCTTTTTAAACTCTTGACAACGAACAAGCGGCTTGCTAGATTGCTCGCCACAGTAAAAACAAAACAAACGATATGAGCCCCGCACAATTTAAAACCATACGCCGCGCGAGCGTCCCGCTTTGCGCTATCGAATCGGCGGACCCCGCCCAGACAATTGCCAATTGCTTAAAGCAACTCAACGGCAAGCTTTCCGAAATTACTCTTTGCGAATGGGATGTTATGCGCGGTCTTGTCCCGGTGTTCGGGTCCGAACGGGGCAAGCGCTTTGTGGCCACGGTTAACCCGAACGGGATTGAATGTTTGAACCCCGCCGAGTGCCTGAAAGTCCTTGCGGAGCGTGCCCCGGAGAATTCAAT